TGGGACTCTACAAATACTCAAATAAAAACTGATATACGAAATGAGAACATAGATATTAAAAATCTTGTTCACTTCTTTAAAGAAATTGGAGTAAAGGGAGTAAGTGATGCAAAAATTGAAGACCTTTATAAAAATGGACTTAGTACTTTAAGAAAGATTTACAAAGCCTCAGTGGATAGCCTTTCTTCGCTTCCAAACTGGGGAGAAACTTCTGCTATCTCTTTTAAAAATGAAATAGAAGAAAAACTATCCTGTGCCTCAGAGGAGATGATTATGTCTGGAAGCAATTTATTTTTTAGACTTGGTGCAAAAACTTTAAAACCTATCGTAGAGTATCTTGATCTTCCAGATGAAGAATTTAAAAAGAAACTTGAAACTATCCCAGGATATGGATTCTTTACAAAAACTTCTATTCTTGAGGGTCTTCCCAAATATAAAAGTTTTAAAGAAGACATCTCTGAATTTATAAAAGAGAAGAAAATAGAAAATAAGGTACTTGGAGACAAATACAAAAACAAGAAATTTGTCTTTACAGGAATCCGTGATAAAGAACTTGAAAAATACCTTGAAAGTGAGGGTGGACAAGTTACTACTTCTGTCTCTTCTTCTACTTCTTATGTAATATGTGCATCAAAGGACAGTCTAAGTGGTAAAATTAAAAAGGCTACTGAACTTGGTGTACCTATAATAGAATACAGGGAAGCCAAGATGTGGATGCCTCAGAAAAATAAAAATCAAACATTATTTTAAAAATAAAAATGTATAAAGTTATACCTACAATACTTGATCCTGGGAAACTAGATCCCAAAAACTTTGTCACTATCGGAGATGTCAGTTATGTCCAATTTAAGGCTAACTCATACACTGGAAATTCAACCATTGGAGTTATTCCTAAACTTGGAACAAAGTCAAAAGATAGAGATGATATTGTTATTGATCTTCATTCAAAGATAGATGAGCTTGATGCTCCTATCTATGTAAAAGATCACTCAACTATCACAGTAGATGATGGAACATATTATACAATCCATGATTCTCTGTTCAAGTATGTAGTTCTTAGAGATGAAATAGTAGATGAAATGACAATAGATGATTTTCTTGGATACTTTGAGAAACTTTTATTCTTTAAAAAGCCAAAATATTCAATTGTATTTTATATTACATTCTTCTTCTCTATGTTTACAGGTATCTTACTTTTTAAATCACTTATTAGTATCTTTAATTAAAAAACATATAAAAATTATGAAAATTTCAAGAAACAAATACTTACAAACTGAGTTTGAAATAGAAAAAGGTGGAAACTTTCAAGTAGAAAAACTTATTTCTATCTTACCTGCTAATAAGAAAATTGTCCTTGTTGGAGGCTTTTGTAGTGGAAAAAATTACCTGGCAGAAAAACTTAAAAACATAGGTAAAAAGATCTGTGTTTCTCATACAGATAGAGAACAGAGAATTGGAGAAATAGATGGTGTGGATTATCACTTTACTACTCCAAGAGATATTTTAAAACTACTTAACTTTAACAAATCTATTCAATGGGATGCCTTTGGTGGACATTTCTATGTTACTACTCTTGAAGAATATACAAAGAGTGATGTTCTTATTCTTTCTCCAAGAGGACTCAACAAATTCCCTCCTGCACTTAGAGAGCAGATGTGTGTCATCTATCTTGATATAAATCTTGAACTTAGAAAAGAAAGATATCTTGAGAGGAAGAATGTAAATATGGGGCTTGAAAGAAGAATAGAAGAAGAAAAACCACAATTTGATGGTTTTAAGAATTTTGATATCAGAATTTACGATTACAATGTAGAAGAAAGTAAGGAAAATGCAAGTGAGTAAATACCTGAGTTATGATAGACTCGGCTACAAATACAGGATTTAGACTCTATTTTTCAGAGAATTTCATCTATGAAGAAATAGAGAAAAAATATAAACCCATAATAGATTCACAGTCTCCTATGTTTAGGAGGCTTGTTGAATATTTGAATATGACTATTTGTGCAAATAGGTTTATCCCTGGATTTACTATACCAGAGTCTAATATTCAATATTCAAGAACTGGGATAAAGACTACACATACTACTGGACTTAATCCAACAGAACTACTTAATGCCAATTCTTTGGATATTGAATTTAAACTTAAAAATAGTTGTATAAACTATTTTATAATGACTGAGATTATTCTTCTCTATATGGATGTAAACCGTAGAAAAGATAAAAGTATCTTCCTACCTCCTATAATTCTTGATATAATAGGAGATGATGGTAATCTTATAGCCAAGTACACATATACAAACATCTATCCAAAAAGTATAGGAGATCTTAACTTTGATGGTGGACAGGTAAATCTAAATGGAGATACTTTTAAATGTGAATTTGGATTTAATGATTACACTATGGAACTTTTCATGGGAGATAGAGTAGATATGACACATCCAGGACTTACTTATTAAGCATATGATAACAAGAGATTTATACATTAGAGGAACAAAAGAAGATCCAATGGAACTTGAAGATAAAATTCTTGAAGATTCTACACTTGCTCTTTATATCCAACAAATTCTTATGCTCCTTGAAAATGAAAATAAGATACTTGGTGCACCTGGAATGAACCTAAATCTTGAACATTATGTTTTTGACACTAAGATATCTGCTACAAGAATAAAATCTCTTATTACTTCTTCGATTTCTGAATATTGTACACTTTCGAAGTATTATGGTACATCAGTAGAAGTAAACATTGTAAAAGGAACAAATAGAGATATTTGTCTTGTAGACATTTATGTAAATAAAGATGTAAAACTTTCTTACCTTGTTAAATAAAATTAATTTTTAAATATACATACTTATGGATAATACTATAAAAGCAATTCACGAAACACATGCAGATATAACTGAACAATCTGTAATTTCATCTGCTAAATTTGTAACAGAAGAAATCTTACCTAAACTTTCGGAGGCAGGAGTTTCTCTTAGTGAGGGTAGCCTTATTTCTATTCATTCACTTTCAAGAATTTTCGAAAGCGATAATACAGGTAGAAAAGTAGCAGACATCTTGATTTGGAGTGGTATGTTCTCAGAATTTGATGCTGACAGACTTGTTTGTAAAACTACTACTGCTGTAGAAGAAACAAATGAAGAACCCGCTCATGTACAGGAAGATGTAAAAGAAGAACCTGCTTCAAAAGAGGCTCGAGAAGAGGCAAAATCTTCTGAAGTTAAAGAGGCAAAATAGTTTTGTTTTAAATACTCATGATTTGGTTAAATTTTTTCCCACTTATATTTTAGGTGGGAAAATTTTTATTTCTTACTTGATAATATTAATAAAATACCTCTTATGATACCCATTTCATTATATAAAGACTTTCAAAAGAAGAATGTAGAAAGTTTTACACAAAATAATACAAAGATACCACAACTTGACCTTTTACATTCTGTTATAGGACTCTGTGAAGAATTTATTGAATACAAAAATGCAACATCAGAAGAACATAAAATAGAAGAACTTGGTGATCTTCTTTTCTATCATACAGTGCTTTCCTACATGCTTGGTATAGATCCTGAGGATTTTCTTGAAATAGAAAACCAGGATGAAATATCAAAAGATGAACTACTTGGTTCACTTCTTGGACAAACTAAGAAATATGTCTTTCATGGAAAGCCTATCTACAAATCCAAATTCCAAGAGTACTTAAATANNNNACACCTGTAAACTTAGGAAGAGATATCCAAATGGTAGAGCAGATAATATTTTTAACAAATTACATACTTTAACACTTAATATAATATAAAAGATGAACATGAAGCCGATTAAACTATCTGGAGTAAATCCACAAAAACTTTCAATTTTTCTTTCTAATTTTACAAAAACAGATATGCATACTCCTCTGCTTATAACAGGAGATAAGATTGTCTGTAATGCTTCAAATCCTACAAAAACTATAATCATTTCAGTCTCAGAAACTGGAATCTGGGAAAATAACTCAGCAGGAGATACTCCGATTCTTATTTGTACAAATACAATGCTTATCAAAAAGATTAATAAAGCACTTGCTACATTTGTAAATATTTCAGCAGAACATATAAATATTTCAATTACTCCTGAGGATTACCAGGGAGAACTTATAGGTATAAAAATGAACTTTGTAGGAGAGAAATTTTCTACTCGTATATCATCTATTGAATATGACTTTATAAACAAAATTCCACCTACTGTAATGGAAAATCTGCTTTCGGTGGATGGAGAAACAATTGGAGAATTTTCACTTACAGCAGAAATGCTTTATATTGTAGATAGAGTTTCTACAAAGAAAGATGATGATTACTCTGCATCTTTTTCTATTACAAAGAAAGATGATAGCCTTGTACTTGCATCAGTTGGTACAGATGATTGGGAAGTACTTGGTAAATATGATAAATTTACAAGTCAAGAGAAGTATACCACAGGACTTTTATTTACAAAAATTTTACCAAAAGGTGTAGATTACAAAGGTAAAATTTTCATGAGTTCAGTTGGAACTACTCTTCTTGTCTTACAAAATGAGTCATCAACCTATATATGCCCACTTCTGACCAATGATTAAATATGAACAATTTTTGGAGGATATGTCAAAGGATCTCGATATGACTTTGGAGGAACTTGAAGATAACTTTGACCAAGAATTTTTAACATCTGCTTATATCAATCAATGTAGCCAAGCACCACCAACTTTTAATTTTTCAAATCAAGTGTCTGCTGATTATTATACAGAAGAGAAACTTGAACTTGAGGGTAAACTTGATATTTCTTTTCTTGAATTTAAAAGTAAAAATCCAGAGTATGAATATTTAAATACTTCAAAAAGTATAATCTATCATCCAGGAGATATCATTACTTATAAAACTAAACCCTGTACAGTTAAAACTGTGAGTAAAATGGGAATTTTTATATTCTATGGAGGATATCCAATCATTTTACCTCCACAAGTTGTACTCCTTAACAATGTTAAAAAAATAAAGAATAAACATATCCCTGTACTGTACTCAGAGATTAAATCTACACTCCATAATGTTTCAGAGTCTGTTTACTTTGCTACATTTTGTGATTACTTTGATATGCAGGAATCTGTCATTTACCAATATATTGATAGAGAAGATCAAGATGCTCTGCTCGATGAACTTTCAATGCATGTTGATGTGAGTAAAGTAAGGAAACATAGATAGATCTCTGTGGATAATATTTTTAGAAAAAATTCATGTTATCTTATTTTATTATTTGTTAAACAGAAATGCCTATGAGTACTCTTCTCATAGGCATTCTCTTTATAAAATCTCTAAAATTAGTTTATGTTTTTTCTCCTGCTGAGTAATTGATTACACTATTTTTATTTGTGTTATCCACCCTGTAAGTACTTGCACCACTGATAACAGGTTTGTAAGTTAAAAGTTCTATTCCAACAGATACCGTACTTACACCACCATCTGCACTGTCATAACTGAATTCTTGTCTTGATATTCCAGAAATAGATTCTGAAAGTTTTACCGTACAGCCTATGTTGTGGATACCTTTATGTGCAATTTTAAACTTTTTAGGATAGATTAGATTTTCTATTATAGCATCTATTATCTTATACTTTGTAAGTTCTGTATCACATTTAAAACTTAAATTAAAACTGAGTGTAATAGGCACAAAAGTAACTCTACTGTTACCCATTTCAATAGATGTACCAAATTCATCGTGCATGAGTATTTGATGATCTACTCTTACACCTCCACTTCCAAGTTCTGACATGTCTATATCAATACTGTCTTCCATAGTAACTGTCCCATATGGCATGGTCTTTCCAGAAGTACCATCTACTTTACCATCCAAATTTGGATACTCTGTGTTCTCCATAAGTAATCCTCTAAGATAAGATTCTGAACCTACCTGTGAGTAAGAAATAGGCACAGTATAAAGTTCTTCTTCCTCTTGTAAATTCTTTGGAATACTTATCTTTATCATTCCTTGAAGTCTACCTACAAGACCTATTATGCAGGTTCTTATAAATGGAGAAGTGAAAGATTTTTCTACTTTGTCAGACATAGGGAATTTTTTATAAAAAGGTTGTTTTATGTACCATTTAATATATATAGACAAGTAAAATAATTTTTGTTGTATGAACTCTCTAACTCTCCCAAAAGACTACCTAACAGATCCAGATAAGGTAGCAGGGTATTTAAATTATCAAAGACTTAACTCTCCTACAAGACTTGTAGAAGAAGTACAACTTGTAGCACCAAGATATTTAAAGGATCTTCCAGATGTATCAGTTACAGGTATTCTTTCTTATTTAAAAGATGTGGAAGATGATACACTTAAATTTATACTTTCACAATATGAAAAACTTCATATGAATCCTGTTTATAAGGTAATAGAAAAACTTATAAACAATTATCCAGATCTTGCAACTAAACTTTATCCACTTCTCACTCTTTCTCCAAAAGATGCAAAAGATAAAGTGCTGGTTATGTTCTCCAAAAGTCTTGATATAAGAATACAGGCTATTATTTCTCCACTTAAATCAAGAGTTTATGATGGAGTTTATACTTCTATTCTTTCAAGGCATGGTAGAATATCCGTACATCATAAGTACTACCCAACATGGAAAGATGCCGAAAGTAATACTACTTTTGTTCTTGTAGGACAGGTTTTACTTTCTGTAAGAAATGGAAAGGTAAATGTAGTTTATGATTGGGAAAGTTCTGTAAGAAATACAGACTTCTTAAATCTTTGTAGAAACTTTATTAAAGTTACTTCACTTATAAGTAAAACAGAAACACTTAAAAGAACAGATGAGGGATATAAAATTTATGAGAGTTCTTTCCCTCTTGACAGTACTTATATTAAGCCATCTGTACAAAAACTTATAAGTCTTATAAATTCAGATATTGACTATATTAAATGTTCAAAATACATCTACTCAGTTACTCTTCCAGATGGTACAGAAGTTACTGTTCTTAAAACTGGGGAAGATAAGCAAATCGCAGTAGATTCAAAAACAGGAGAACAGGTAGAAATTGAAGATACTTATGCAAATGTTATAAGTTCTGAGGTAGAAAAAATAGAAGAGGCTGAACTTCTTAACGAAAGCCCATTCTCTGATGATGAAGATAATGATGAGGTATCTAAGGAGGATAAAGACTCTGAAAATACAGAGGAGGATATCGAGAAACTTTCGGAAAGGATATCTTGGATAGAAGATAGACTCAAGACCATAGAAGATAGCGACAATCATGTTAAAGATGATGAAGATATCAAAGATTATTACTTAAAACTTAAAGGAGAACTTTCTATCTTACAAGGTAGACTTGAAGATCTTAAAAATAAAACATCTGATAGAGAAGATATTGAAGATATAGTAGTTAAAGATTCCATTTATGAATCTTATACAGATACTATGGTAGAAAGCCAGGTAAATCTACTTCTTGAAAATTCTCTTATTTTGGAAGATGAAAAACCTTATTTCCTTACTGATTATAAGAAACTTAAACTTGGACTTATTTCAAGAGATAAGTTCTATGAAGATTACTCCATTGAAGATAGAATTAAAGATTCTGTACAGGATACACCTTTTGTAAACATTAAAAATGAAACATCTCCAAATTTTATAATTCTCCCTGTTGAGACATTTGCACACACTGTAGTAGATCCAGAATTTAGATTTGTCTATTCAAAAGATTTTGGTATAGGTCTTCATAGAAAATATGCTGGTGTTTGGTACTCTATAAAAGAAGATATAAAAGCAGAAGAACTCTTATCTGCACCATCTTATCTTTATGGAAATATTTTACTTGAATATAGTACTTCTGAAATGAGTAAAGCACTTCAGGATTTTGGAGTTATTACTCCTGCACCAAGTACTATGTCTTTCATAAAGAATGGATATTACTTACTTACTTCTGACATACTTGAATCTGAAACTTTGTTCGGTACAAAAGGAACAATAATTCAACATACAGCAAATGGATTTGTAGATGGAAGTAAAGAGAGCGTAGATATTCCACTTCACTTACTTGGATCAAACAACTGTATTCCAATTTCTACTACTTTACTTGTAGGAAATAAGTACAGAGTTACAGATTCTAATGGAATCTCTAAGAATTTAAAACTTGTTAAACAGGGATATTCAAGTACTCTTGATATGGAATATACCTTTGTTGATGAATTCAACGATTTTGTACAAATACCACTTGAAGATCTTGTAACTTGCCAAGTTGTTCCATTATAAAACAGCAAGTTCACTGTCAAGACTTCTTCTGATTTGATTTTCAAAGAAGTTTTCAAGTTGCTCCATAAAACTACTGTGGGTAACTAAAAGGTTCTCTTGGCATTTTCCAAGAATTTCCCTTTTAGTTACCCACAGTAGTAATTTCCCTGAGTATTCAAATTTTACACCTCCAAATTCACTAGTAAAGACAACATCTCCCACAGAAAATTCTCCTGTTTTCCGAATATTTTCTGATATACCGATTATCTTTCCAACTGATTGATTTTTCTCTGTAATCTCCAAAATTAAGTTGTCTCCAAGTGGTGTAAGTTCCATATCGATTTTTTATAGAATATATATACCAATATTAAAAGATTATTCATGTCAAAGTATTTTGATACCTCACGAATTAAAGGATCTGAACTTCTCTCAGATGCTCTTACATATGTTCAACAAAAATATAATCAATATAAAGAGAGTTTTACTTATGCTTCTCCATATGGACAGATTATACTAGTACTCCACAACCTGTCCCAAATGATGTTCTATTATATAAAAGATGCTCTTAAACAATCAAATTTTGCTACTGCCAATAGAACAACTACAATTTATGGACTTGCAGAACTTCAAGGACATACTGCTACAAGAGGTATTTCTGCTGTCGGACAAATTTCTATTACTAAAAATCCAGATAGCACTGTTCATCCAGATGCTTTGCATATTCCAAATTATACTAGACTTCTTTGTGTAGATACAGGAAATCCTTATATTATAGTTCTTCCCACTTCCCACACTCATATTACTATTTCATCTCTTTCAGAATCTAAGTTCCATATTGTACAGGGAGAAATGGAAACTCAGGTATTTACAGGTACAGGAGAAGATATTCAATCATTTACTGTGCAGGGTGGTATAAATAAAATGATAGAGAATGATAGAATTTGGATACTTGTCAATGGTGTAGAATACAAGAAAGTAGATAGTCTTTACGATGCTACTTATAAAGAGCCTGTTTTCCTTGTAAAAAATGATATCTCAGGTAGAGGCATTTCTATTGTTTTTGGTACAAATTCTATGCATAGAGTCCCAGAGAAAGGTTCTGAAATCATTGTAAATTACTTAATTACAAAAGGTGCAGGAGGTAATCTTCAAGGTATATCAAGTCCTAAATTTACTTGGACAGATTCTGTATTTGATTCTACTGGACAGGAGATCAATATGAATGAATATGCAATTACAAAAGTAAGTATGACACCAGAATTTGGTGCTAATTCAGAAGATCCAGAACTTACAAAAATTCTTGCTCCAAATATATCAAGAAATTTCATAATGTATGATGAGAACAGTATCTCTTACTTCTTTAAAAAGATGAATTTCTTTAAAACAGTAAAAGTTTTTAGAGATGACACTGTACAGAATAGCAACATTTATTCTGTTCTACTTCTTCCAGAACTTAAAAATAGACTATCTGCTACTGAATCTTATTTTACAGCATCAATTGATAAATTTGTACTATCTTCAGAAGACAGGGATAGACTACTTACAAACATTCTTGAAAGAAATATAAAAAGTACAAACATTTCTATAAATCTATACACTCCTGTATTCGAGTATTTTTCTATGGTAATTGATATGACATTGCATCCTACATATGCAAATAAAATAGTAAGTACAGATTCTTATAAAAATAAAATACAAGAGGTTGTCGGAAGTTATCTTCTTTCTACTGAGAGAACAAATATGATACCACACAGTGATATTGTAAGAATCCTTGATGAACTTGAATTTTGTGATACAGTAAAAGTATCATTCATTCCAGAAAGAGATGATATGATAGACAGGTACGGTAATATAAAAGTAGGAGAAACAGAAGTTGCTATATGTAGAGGTGGATTTGTTACACAGTCTGGCGTAGAAGTTACAGATACTCTTACTCCTACAAATGGATCAATTGGAATACTTAATATAAATATAAACATATAAATCTTATGAATAAAAATATAATCACAGAGTCTGTCTATATGAAGACCTTAAAAGTTGGAGATATTGTTCTTATTAGTCATCCACATCTTGGAGAAATTAAAGTAGAAGTAAAGAAGATAAACCCAGTTATTGGACTTTTCTATTGGGGAGGTGTAGGAGAGCATTCAGGTGTAATGGGTGCTATTAAAGGTAAAAATGCACTTAAAAAAGTAAAATCAGTAAGTGAATCTGTGGATAAACTTACCCAGGTTGTTAAACATCCCGAGTATGGAAATGTAGAAGTTGTTATTACTAAAAACCTGAGTACAGGAAAATATAGAATTACTTCTGTCGGTATAGAGGGAGATGCTATGGTTACAATGTCTGATCTTGACTCCAAAGATCAAAAAATCATTAGAGATCTTGTGAGAACTACTGTTAAAGATCTTGATGAATCAAAGAAATATGGATATATCAAAGTACATGATAAAGAATTTGGAGAACTTATGATTGCTCTTGATGTAGACACACATACTGGGGAGAAAGTAATCACAGGTATTTCAGTTGATGATGATGCTATGATTACTCTTGATGACCTTGATAAAGAAGATAGAAAGAGAATTGAAAAAATTGTAAAAGAAAATAATCCAATTTTTGACTAATACATTTCATTTTTTATAATTTTATAAAGAGAGGGAGACTACAACTTACTGTAATCTCCCTCTTCCATTATGAAAACAAAAAACTTACCTATTCACTTATATTTATGATTTTCTCTTGTGTGAAAATCCACCTGTTAGATTTTCAAGTTTCTCAAGATTTATAAATTCAAGAATTTGGAAGAATGTATTTCTGAAGTTCTCATAAGATTCTTCTACACTCCAATAATTATTGTACCCATAACTTTTAGTATTCATATCCAGCATTACACTCATTTCCCAATCACAGATATTTACATCAATCTGCTTTACTCTTTCATCCATTGGATAAGGAATATTAAATGCTTTAAAGATTTTCTCATCTATTTTGTTCTCTATCTGAGATATTTTATCTTTTATAAGAACTTTAAGAGGATTAGTTATATCTCCTGTGTAACATTCTCCTGCATCATGAAGTAGACATTGCATAGCAAGGACTGGATCTCCATAGACAAACAAAGAAGCCTCTGCCATCTTTACAGAATGTTGAGCAATACTGTAATGTCCATGATTTCTTCTTGTCATATCTCCTGTATGTCCATTATATCTTGGCTGTTTAGCTAGACTCATTGCTATAAAGTCAAGATTTATAGCATTATCTTCAAGATCTGTAACAGTCAGATATCTACCGTTGGTGTACTTAATTACACCATCTTTCATACCCTCCTCTTGGGTATTTCTGTAAGAATTTAGTCTCTTAATTCTTACAAGTCTTTTATTTTGATTATCTTCCATAAAAATTTTATATTTTTCATTTTACTTGTGCAAATATGTTAATAAGTTCCCAAATTAATGCTCTAAGGTGCAAACTTGGATCTATACCTGTATGTTTTATACTCGTATAATATGAAACCTTTATACTTATATTTGGAATTACAATAGAAAGACCTGGATGATTTTTCTCTATCCAACTTATAAAAGGAAGTTCAAGAGACTGCATTACAGAGTCCACCTGCGAAATATACTTAGTTTTTAAGATAGAATGAATATATTCTGGTTTTTGATTGTTTCCCTCTACAATAAGATTATAAAGTTCAGAAAGTTCTTCTACCTGTTGTGTATTACTTTCTTCTATATTGTTTCCACCAGAGAATTTAAGTTCTTCTATTCTTTCAAGAGTCATTCTCAGATCTGGGAACATCTTCTTCGCAAATTTTACTATGCTGTCTTTATCATAAGAGATTCCCTCATTTTTAAGAACATGTGCTATTCTCTTTACATATTTTAAAAAGACTTCTTTCTTCTCTGCATCATTTTCAGAATCAAAACTTGTGCCACCTCCAAATCTTGAAAGTATAGGTGCTGGTACAAGATTTATATGGTTAGTTGTAGCAATAAAAATCACTTTTTCAGAGTAAGTATCCATAAATCCTTTAAGTGCTTCAAAGAACTGCATACTTACACCATTCACTTCATCAAGTATAACAATCTTCTTCTTTCCAGTTTTACCATCAAGATTTATCTGTGTCTCGCTACAAAATTCATAAATACTACCTCCCTCTCTAAGTTCATCTACTGAACTATTCCTTGAACTGTTGTGGTAAAGATAAGGATAATCACTGTTTCTTGAAAGGAACTTAGCCATGCTACTCTTACCAATTCCAGATGTTCCAAAGAAGAGTTGAGATTTGTCAATTCCATTTTTAAACTTTGAAGTTATTCTATCTGGAAGAATAAAATCTTCAAGTTTCTCTGGATTATATTTCTGTATAAATTTCATATACTACCTTTTTATAAATAATACCTTTAATATCTTTTACATGTTCCAAATAAAAATGGAAATGCACTTTTAGAAAAGATATATATGACAATAATTAAATCGTTCGTGATATGAATAAATCCAATGCTATATGGTTAATGGAACATTCCAGAAAACCATTGTCACTTTTGGATATATCGGAATCAGAAGTAGGATCTGGAAGTACTCCCAAGTACATCTTGACAGGTATATGTGCTGAATTTGATACTCCAAATGACAATAATAGAATTTATAAAAAAGAGGACTATCTCAAGCACCTTGAATACTTAAAACCACAGATTGAGCAAGGAATACTTCTTGGTAGTCCAGATCATGATGAAGATTACCATGTTTCTATGAGATCAGTATCTCACATCATTAGAGACCTTTGGTATGATGAAGCAGAGAATAATGTAAAAATCAAAATAGAACTTTTGCCTACTAATCTTGGTAAAGATCTTATTGAAATTGTTAAAGCAGGTAGTCCACTTTTTATTTCCAGTAGAGCAACTGGATATAGAGATGAACAGACAGGTGTAGTTACCATCGATACTATTTATACATATGATGTTGTATACAGACCTGGATTTGCTAATGCTAAACTTACAAGAATATCAGAAAGTAAGTCTTTTACCAGATATGTTGCTCCAAGACTTGTAGAAAATGCACTTGGGGAAGTTTCAGAATTTGACAAACTAAGAGATAAACTTATTTCTATGCTTGTCTCTGGTAGTATTGATTCTGAAGAGAAATTAAACATTTGGATAGGAAAATATAAGAGACATTATAGACTTGCAGAGCAGGGAGATCATTTTATATCTTATATTAAGAAATCTGAGCCTTTCCAGGAGATTGTATCTTCTATTTTCCCAGATTGGAAATACACAGATGTAAATCCAGAAGAGAATGTAAATCTTGTAGAAAATAATAATGATGATTGTCCAAATAAAGATTTAAATGGAAATTGTGTAGTTACTACGATTCCAGAGAATCCAGATGTTGTAATTTCTGATAGTCCTGATGGAAGTACTGGAAAGGAAGAGTCTACGCAGGAAAATCCATTGGATACAGAAGTTACAACACAGGATACTCAAAACGCAGAGCCTACTGTTTCTGAAGAGGTTGACAGTTTTAGATATAAGGTTGGAGATGAGATAGAATTTCCAAGAAATTATAAAAATAAAACAGTTGCTGGTAGCACTTACTCTATTGAAAGTATCAAAGGAGATGAAGTAGCACTTAAAAATATTAAAACAAAAGATATAATTATGTATAATCTAAAATCACTCTCTAACAATGAATCTCTTGAAAATACTTTAAGTCCAGGAGATGAAGTTAGAATAAAAAATAAAGAAAGTGAGTTCTATGGAATGACAGGTCTTGCAGGAGAAATTGAGGGATACACTGTTAAAGTTACCTTAAATGGTATAGAAAGAGAATTCTTACTTTCTGATATAGAAATTGAACAAACAATTTCTGAAAGTCTAAAAGATGATCTTTCTAACATTATCTCTTCAGAAGATGATGATGAGAAGAAAGTAGAGAAGATTCTTTCACTTTCAGGTCTTCCAGATGTATTTAAAAACACAATTAACAGTAAAGATACAACTTCTGAAAAAGTTAAGTATGTTAAAGATTGGGTATTCAATGCTGAAAATTGGAAAGAGATTCTTAGAGTAAATGAATCTCTTAAATGGGTACTATCTTTTGAAGTAGAAAGTTCAGATGGCGTAAAATACAGAGTTGTTCTTGATGATTATAGGAAATTCGGAGTACAAAGAGCAGAAGTTGGTGGATGGAAAGATCTTCATGTAGAACCATCTATCCAGGATGTTCTATCTGGAAAGATTAAAGTAGATGATACTACCTTAGTTTTTGATCCATCTCAGCACCTTGACCACTTTAAAGATCTTGGACTTCTTGAAGATAAAGATGAAGATATTACATCTTCAAAAGATGAAACAAATGCTATCTTGGATATCTTTGATAATCTTGCAAAATCTGGGACTGGACTTGAAGATATTCTTTCTTCTATTTCTACCACAGTAGATCTTTCAAGAGAAGATATTATTTCAGTTCTTTCAAACAATGGAAGAATTTCTAAAATTGATACACCTGTAGAAGAGGAAGAGCCTGTAAGTACAGACAATATCACTTTTGTATCAGAAGCAAACGCAGAAGATACACAGGTACTTGAACTTTACAAAAATTACAGTACAGGTGGTGCTTCTCTAGTAGAAGTTATAGATTATATTACAATGAATACAGGACTTAACATTGAAAGTGTTAGAGATATTCTTGTAAAAAATGGAGTACTTGGTAAAGATGAGTTCATTATTACAGAAAGTGCTATTCTTTATGAAGATGATCAGGATCTTCCACAGGCAGGAGACAAATATACCATCAGATATGGTGGAGAAACTCTTCAAGTTAGTGTAGTATCTGTATCTGATGATATGGTAAATCTAATATCAAATAGTAATGATCCTTATCTTAAAGATATTATTATGGAAGTTCAGGAATTTAAATCTTCTATTACTTCTGAAGAGGAAGCAGAAAATAAAGCAAACTATGAAGATATTCTTTCAAAAGTTGCTAAACTTGAAGAATCTGTTGGACTTCTTACAGGTATGCTTGAAAATGTTCTTAGAGAGAATAAAATTCTTAGAAGAAAGATGTCAGAAAGCAAATCACTTTTTGAATGGGGAAAACCTGCTTTGCAACTTGTAGAGGGAAAAACTTATATGGTTAAAACTTCAAATTCTGGGGTAGAACAAGGAACTTATGTTAAATACTTAGGAGATGGATTCATTACAGAAGATGGTAGAAATGTAAGAATCGATGAATCTTCTGTTATTCCTACAACTAAGGATATTTCAGAAAGTGTAGATCCAAAAACTCTTGTTTTTGACCTTAAATTCCCTAAACTTAAAGGACTTAGAAAAGAGACAAAATCTATGTTCGAATGTCTTTCTCCAATCAGACAGGAAATCATCTTCTCTGGACTTTCTGAGTACTCTGATGAAGAAGTTGAAACTGCAATCGAAGACAGTACATCGAAGATTGATTTTGTTTTTGCACTTGAACATATTCCTGCTGAATTTGTAGGATCTTGGGAAGCACTTCCACAGGTAGAAAAAGAAAATATTGTGTCTGCTTTCAAACTTAAAAATCCAAAGACAGTAGATGAGGTTGTATCTTTTTGGTACAGTGTAGGACTTGAAGAAACTTACGCAGACTCTAATGTTGGAGTACTTACAACAGGGGTAGATTCCTCAATTCTTGAACTTGGATATGATATAAATGATATAAACATTTAAACTGTAACTTGTGATTTACTATAATGAAAGGTGGTAAGGTGGAAACATTTTGCCACCTTTCTGTATAAAATAATTAAGTTGTAAATTTTTTAGTTTAGGTATGAGAGTGGGAAAGTTTCTGATTTCTTTCCTACTCCTTTTTAAAATAAGATATGAATAGTGAAATCATAGTAACAAGACAGGTAATATCTCTTATAGATAAGTATTTAAAGCATTATCCAATGGATCAGTATTATGATAATGATCAAACTACTTATCTGAAAACTGTAAATACTTATTTTTCTGTTTCTATCCTTGAAAAATATAGAAACAGGCTTAAAAAACTTAAAAAGGATTTACAGAGAGGTAGAATTTCAGATATGGATCTTCATCCAGATATTGTTACAAATCAGATTACAAATCTTAAAACACTTGCTCTTAGATATACACTTGTCCATTCACTTCTTGATTATATGAAAGCAGATCAGATAGACAGAGTTGTGATAGGACACTCTTGGTATCTGATTTTAAAGATGAAGTGCAAAACTTTACTTAAAGAAGCGAACTTTGATATAGAATACTTAAAAATACCTTTTGAAAATATCCCAAATTCCTTTTAAATATACTTTTTAAATACTTCATTTGAGTATTTTAATTGATGGCAAAGAGAACCTACATAAGTTTTGGTTCTCTTTTTATTTTTTAATACATATACCAAAATTAAATAAAATTTTGTTATGAATAATTTAAAGACAAAAATCTATGAGTCTTGGTTACCTAAACTCAGAGAAAGATATGAAGCAAAAGGTATTTCCATTTCAGAATCAAAGTTAAGAACTATTGCCGAAATGGCTCATATCAGAAAAATGTATGAAAATGCTACATCTACAACTTCTGTACCAGGTAGAGGTAAATTTGCTTTTGGTAATAACCCAATGGCTGGTGGATCAGAAGTAGGATCTGGAGAAGTTTTCCAAGATTTATTTGGTGTTTTCTTAGATGTTTCTGCTACAACAGTAGGTATGGATATCATTCCAACTATCCCAATGTCTAAATCTAACATTTCTGTTTATATCGTTGAACCTATCTACACAGGAGGTATAAATGGAGAAACTAATGTAGAGAAACCAGTAATCTTCATGATTGATGTTTCTGGATCTTCTGTAAAAACTAAACTTGCTGATTCTAAAATCGGTACAGAATACTCAGTTACAGGTGGTCTTGGAATTCTTGATAAAGTTAAATTTGTAGGTAGAGATAGAATCAAAGGTAAGTATATCTTTGAAGTTACTGCTATCAAAACTGGTAAAGAGGCTGATTACAAGGCTAAATCTCTTGAAGAAGTTCTTGACCAAGTTAAAATCGATACAGATATCGACTATACTGCAAAATCAGTAGATTATGTTTCTGGATTTAACAACTTTATCGCTGGATACTCTGGTGCAGGTGCTACAACTTCTACTGCACCTATCATGAGTGCTAACAGAAGCAGACAAAGATTTAAGCCAATGAACAGAGAAAATGGAGAAAGAACTCCATACAAATCTATGGGTCTTAGACAATGGTCTCGTAACTTCTCTGCTGAAACTTTCCATGTTGATATCGAATATACAACTGAACAAATCCAAGATATGAAGATGGATCACGATGTTGATGCTCTTGAACTTGGAGATGCAGTTCTTAGAGACCAACTTACTCAATCTATCAACGGACATATCTTGTCTGAGGTATTTGCATATGGATGGCAACATCACTACAACATGCATACTTTAAATCCAGCATTTAACTTGAACTTTAACGCAAATACTACTGATGCTCCTAATCCAACTGAATTTGAAGGTATTGCACCTGGTGTAGGTCTTCAAATTGCTGCTACAAAAGGAGAACTTGTTAGTGGTTCTGTTCTTGCTGAAAATATGTCATCTTTACAAAGAAGACTTATCACAAGACTTGCTTATGCTTCATCTGTAATTAAAGTAAGAAGTAGAAGAGGTAAAGGGAACACTATCGTTCTTGGTGCTACTCACGGATCTGCTCTTTCTGATATCAAAGGTTACTCTGTTGCTCCATTCTCTAATTCACTTTCTGATGAAGATGGACTTGAATATGCAGGAGAATTCAAAGGTATCCAAGTTTACGAAGATGCTTTGATGGATCTTACTGATAACAGAATTGCTATTTTCAGAAAAGGTTCAGAAAAAGATCCAGGTCTTAAATTCTGTCCTTACTTACTTTCTGAAAAAATCTCTACTGTAGCAGAGGGTACAATGTCATTTAAAGAAGCACTTAAATCAAGATATGCTCTTGTTGGTGCTGGTTCATCTCCTGAACTTAATTATTTGACACTTGTAGTAGAAGATTCTTCTTATAAACTTGTATAAGTAAGACAATCTTTCCTTAAAAAATATGTAATAGTTGTCCCACTCATTTGAGTGGGACAACACTTTTTAAACCTTGAAACTGTGGGATTTTTGAGTAGGTAAAATGTTTGTAAAACCAATATAAAAGAAATAAAAATGACAGCAATTATTTTACTTACAGCACTTATTTTTATGTGTGCTACACTTTCACAAGCAGAATTTTCTCCAAAGTTTCAAATAGAAATAAAAGGTATGCTTTCACTTGCTACTTTCATTATGTCTTGTATACTTATCTTTTTACTTTTATTCTAAAAATATTACCACTTAGTAACTTACCACTTAGTAATACAAAAATTTCTTATGATAAAGAAAATAAAAAATATAGCCATAAAACTCAGAGATAGCATTTCTTCTGATTTTCCTTACGAATATGCTATTTTAATCTTAATTCTTGGTCTTCTATTTATAGGATATATGTTCCTGTTAGTTTTCTTGTAAAATTTAAAAATATGGTACAAATACTCTATTTACATGTGTCGCTTATCTTACTTGTTATTATAATAAAACTTCTTGATATCATAGGAGAAATTAGAAGATGGAATTTGATTACAAAGATAATCATTTTTATTATTATCACTATTTTCTACTTTTCTATGGTACTTTATGTTTTTATAAGTAATGTATAGACAGAACTATGGAAACTTTATCAGTCTTTATAATATAAAATTTATATGAAAATAAGTAAGGTTTTAAAGATAAAGGAAATACTTGATGATAATAGTTTTATTCTAATATACTTAAAAGATGATGATATAACTATTTGTGTAGATAATCAAGGATTTTCCTTTACAGATAAAAATCTCATAATTGATGGAGAACTTACAAAAAATAAGAAAATATCCTGCCATGTAGGTACAAATAAAATTAAACCATATAATTTTGAACCTACCCAACTTGAAGATAATCCAAATCTTGTAGAAAAGATTTATAAAGCATATTACTTATAAAAATGGACAATGTAAAAATTATAAATATCAGCATCATAGACTTTGACAATATTCCACTTAAGTCTGAACTTAAAAGACTTTCGGATAAGCATGATATAGGATTTTCAGAAATCCAAATAGCAGAAATTCTTAGTTGTAGAGCAGAAATAGATGTGGAAAAACTTTCTGAACTTCTTAGACATTTAACTATCGAATATGTAGACTCATCAATTTCGGTTACAGTACTGAATTTGTATAACTTTGAAAGGTACAGTTATTGTTTTCTTAATGGAAAATGTCATATCTTACATTACTAAAATATTATGGAAACTTTTATTATAGAATCTGTAAATTTTTATCCATATTTTTACTTGGATATAAAGAAAGAACTTACTTTACTTATAGAAAGCACAGATATCTCACTTACTGAGAAAGAAGTAGAAGAAATAATCTTTCTTAAACATAAAACAGACAAAATAGAAGAAGTAGAGAAACTTTTTAAACTCTATTCTCTTATGAACAAAGATAAAACTTTCTTTACTATTACACTTTCCAAAGATACTTTCCAAAGATATAAAACATACTACTCATCTGGGAAAACTCAGAAAGAAATAGGACAAATTTACTACGCAGATTTTGATAAAGATAAACTTACTTAGATATGGAAGAAATGATTACAATTTTTACTATTGATGTCTCTGACAAGAAGAACATAGATGAAGTTAGAGAATCTTTAAGTTTTTTATCAACTATATGTAGAGTAAAACTTTCAGATAATCAGATAGAAAAACTTCTTACAGGCAAACTTGTAATGCCACTTTCTGATTTCATTTTATTTTTTAAAGTTTATACAGCCTGGTACAGTACCTCAGTTGTAAAACTTTGGATAATGCAGGGAGGACATGAATACCTTTATACTTTTAAAAACAAAGAATACCAAATAATACCTTAAAAATGAAATATCAAGTAATAAATTTTGAGTATAACTCCAACTTTACAGATATAAAAAATAAACTTAAAATTATAATTCTCGAATGTGGTTTTAAGTTTCCTATCCAAGATCTTAATCATTTACTTAAAGGTAAAGAATGGGGATATAGATTTGATGATCCAGAAGAAATACTTGTGCTTCTGCTCCAATACTCAGATAAGAATGAACAGGAAACACTTATCTTTGATTATTTTAACTATGATACTTGGAAGAAACATAGAGTAATTATTAGGTACGGAAGA